TGGTTTCCGCCATCCGGCGGCATTCTTCTTTTGCGCTGGATGTGGTTTGTTTGACAGACGATGCTACATTGACGGGCAATTTCCGCATCGCAGCATTGGAGAAAAACCTGCCGGGGTGGTGGAGCAAGTTGGAGCTTTTCCGCCCCGATTTAACTGAAAAGAAGCGCATTTTGTATTTCGATCTGGACACTTTGATTTTGAAGAACATTGACCACCTGCTCCAGTTTGAAGCACCGTTTGCGGCACTGCTGCCGTGGAACCCTGCCAACCGTGCGCGAAAGCAGTTGGCCAGTGGAGTGATGCTTTGGGACCATGCGATGTTTTCCCAACTGTTCCATAACGGCTACCAGCCGGAGCAGTTGGGTCGATATGCTGGGGATCAGGAGTTCATTTCAGAGAAAATCAACGTTGGGCACTACAATTGGACGCCGTTGCAAACCGTGGCCAAGATCTATAGCTATAAACGGCAGTGCCGTCGCCGGGTGCCGCACGATGCCGAGATCATTTGCTTTCATGGCAAACCACGTCCGCACGAATTGCGGATTCCTTGGGTAAGGGATAACTGGCAATGAAATCATTGATGTCACACATAGGAAAAAGATTAAAGGAGGAGTAATATGCGTTCTCTTCGCCCTCCGATTTTTGTCACTGGCACGGCCCGGAGTGGGACTAGTGGTGTTTACATGATTACTTGTGAGAATACTGGAAAGAAGTACATTGGAAGTTCCGTGAATGTCGGTAAGCGTCTGAACGATCATGTCAAACAACTGCGAGAGGGGACACACTGCAATTCCTATTTGCAGAGGGCATGGAACAAGTATGGTGAGGATTCTTTTAGACTCTGCGTGGTTTTGTGCTGCGATAAAAAGAACCTGCTTTTTTATGAACAGCGGGCCATTGATGTTTTCCAAGCGCACAAATCCCGCAAAGGATACAACATCTGCCCCAATGCAAGATCAAGATACGGTGCAAAATACACGGAGGAGTCAAAACAACGTTTAAGTGCTTCCAGAAAAGGGAAATATGTTGGAGAGCAGAACCATAATTATGGTAAGCCCATGAAAGCTGCTGTTCGCCGCAAAATTAGTGAGTCATTGACGGGTAGATTTAGGGGCGAACAAAGCCCATCATATGGCAGACATCATAGTGAAGAAACACGAAGGAAAATAGGTGAGGCTGGCAAAGGCAGACCCGCTTGGAATAAAGGGCTGTCAGTAGATACAGATGAACGAGTAAGGAAATATGCTAAATCGCAAAAAGGAAAAGTTATCCCTGAAGAACAGAGAGAACAGATCCGTGCTGCCTTGATAGGGTATAAACATACGGAAGAAACTAAGGCGAATATGAGTAAAGGACAGAGGGAGAAGGCATGGAATTCTGAAGAACGACGGGAAAAAGCGCGGGAAAGAGGAAAATCGGAAGAACGTAAACAGGTGTTAAAAGCAGCAATACGGAAAAGGTGGGAAGCTACCGGGGCGAGGGAAAAAGCAAGTAACAAAAATATGGGCGCAAATAATCCATTCTATGGAAAAAACCCATACATCAGAAGCAATAGAAAAAATGAGAACCGCAAATGTGGAAAAAATAGTTTCACAAGAGACGAGAGAAAAAATGAGGGCAGCGGCCAAGCGTAACTGGGAAAAGCGGAGGAAGGCACATGAGTGACACTACTGGTTCTCTTCGCCCCCCGATTTTTGTCGTTGGGTGTGCCCGGTCCGGGACTAGCATGACCGCCGGGGTAATCTTTCTCAGCGGGGCGAAGGGCGGCGACATGTTCGGCCCCACGCGGTTCAACCCACGGGGGATGTACGAAAACAAAATCATCCGTGAGGGGATGGTCAAGCCGTACTTACGCAGTATTGGCGCAGACCCTATGGGGCAAAAGCCGTTGCCGGATCTTCAGCGGGTGTGGGCCGACGCTGACTGCGCAGAAACCGTGGGGGCCTGGCGTAGCAACATCCACGCACTGATGCGTGCGCAGGGCGTTGGAGAAGATGAACCGTGGGCATACAAGGGGGCGAAGATGTGTCTATTTTGGCCGCTGTGGCACGCGGCCTTTCCCGATGCTCGGTGGGTGTTGGTTCGGCGCACCGACACCGACATTATCAATTCTTGTTTGCGTACTCACTTTATGCGGGCATACCGGGATGCCCTGGGCTGGCAGCGATGGGTGGAAGTTCATAAGCAACGCTTCCAGGAGATGAAAAAAGCCTTTCCAAAAAGCATTTATGAAGTGTGGCCGGAAAAAGTAATAGGTGGCGCGGTTGAAATATATTATAATATGCTCGAATGGTTGGGTCTTGTTCCACCGGAAGATTTGATAGAGAAGTTCATTGATCCTGTGCTGTGGGGGAAACGCAAATGAGGACCACTACCGCAGAAGTCAAAGAAATCATGACCACGGGGTTGACCGAAACCCAACTTTTGCCTTTTCTCACTACGGCCAACGCCCTGGTAACAGCACGGTTGGCCGCCAGTGGACTTTCCGATGCGACGCTGGAAGAAATTGAGAAGTATCTTGCGGCTCATTTCGCTTCCATCAAAAGCAAATACGCCATTCGTGAAAAGATTGGTGAAGCAGACTCTTGGACCGGATACAAAGGCGGGGTGGGCTTAGACGCCACCCCCTATGGGGAAGTGGCCAAGATGCTCGATACCACAGGTACATTGGCCAATGAATTGGGGAAGGAAACCGTGAGCCTTGCAACCCTTGACTTTGCGCTGGATGACAACGACTGATGAACCTCGCAGCGATGTTAAATCAGGATGCGACATGGTGGGAAAAGACCGGTGAAGATGGCTACGGCAAGCCTTTCTTTTCCGCCCCACAAGTCATCAAATGTCGATGGGAAGATTGGCGTTCGTTGTTGATCAGCCCAACGATGGAAGAAGTGCGAATCACGGCGAGAGTGTTTTTGAATTTTGCGCCAAGTGAAGGCGATTATGTTTGTTTGGGCATCAGTACGGAGACCAATCCGTTGGAAGTCTCCAATGCCCGTGCGGTCCTTCGCGTGACCGGGATGACTTCCATAGATGGACAAACCTTTTTATACACGGCAGCGTTGTTTACGGCATGAGGGTTAGGGCAAAAATAGAGGGTCTGGACAAAGTGATGGCAAATCTCAACGCCGAGATTGCCGATATCAAGGATGCGTCCTTGAGGGGATTGGTCTATGCCGCGTTGGAAATCAGTGTGGATGCTAAAAAGCTGACTCCGGTAGTAACGGGCAATCTGCGCAACAGTGTTTTTGTCACTTCCCCCAGCAAGGTGGAAGAGGGGTTCCGGCCGGAATTTAAAGACGGGCCGCCGGGTGAATATCAACGTCCTAACCACGCAGCACAGTTGTTATCCGAACATGCTACTTCCTTGGCCAACAACATCGCGGAATGTAAATCACACGGCACTGAGGTCCATGTTGGGTATTCTGCTTTTTACGCACCAATTGTTCACGAAAATCCAAGAGCTGGACAAACCGGGGGTGTGAGCCCCTCTGGTTACGTTTACCCTGAAGGTACCTATTCCACGGTAGGTCAATGGAAGTTTCTTCAAGCTGCAATTCAAGATAATATGGGAAAGCTATTGAGTTTGATTGCCACATTTGCTGGAAAGTCCAGGCATAACAGGGGGAAGCGCAGATGAGTAGTGCCGCCGATGATTTCCGTATCATTCTTGATGACAACTCCGGCGTAGGTTTATCCTTTGGTACGGATATGTTTGTTGGGGCAATGCCAGATGCGCCGGATGAGTGCATTTCAATCATAGATACAGGAGGACAAGAACCGGACAAAGGGCCATATGAGAAGGCTACAGTGCAAATCATGATTAGGGCCGGAGTTGGAGAATATCTTGTTGGATACAATTTGGCGAAGGATGTGCAAAGAATTTTGCACGAATACTGTGGAAAACCAGATTCAGGAAGTTTCTATTACACCGGTATTTGGACAACCGGGGAACCTTTTTACCTTGGGACAGACGCAAAGGGGCGTCCGCTTTTTTCACTTAACTTCAGATACCAAAGGAGGTAACAAAAGATGACTACTAATGCTTTTGCTGGCGTAGGGACACTATTCAAACGAGGTATGGTTTCTGTTGCGGAAATTAATTCCATTAGCGGGCCTAATATGACCCGCGACACTATCGACGTGACCAGCCTGGATAGTACCGGAGGCTACCGGGAATTTATTCCCGGCTTCCGTGATAGTGGAGAAATAACACTGAATTGTAATTGGGCACTGTCGGAATACAGTGATTGGTTGGCGGATTTTCAGTCAGATGTTCTTGTATCATACACTATTGTATTGGCTAACACTGAGGCCACAGAAATCTCCTTTAGCGCTTATTGTACCGGTCTGAGCACGGCAATACCTATGGATGATAAAGTGACGAATGATGTCACTTTAAAAATTTCTGGTCCTGTAACCATTTCTAGCTAAACACAACTTTGAAGGAGGTTCACCAATGCAATTCTTAACCAAAGAGGCAATCGAAGCTCTGGCAATCAAACCACGTGTAGAAAAAGTGGAACTGCCAGAATGGGACGGATTCATTTATGTGCGGGAAATGTCTGCCAAAGCCCGTGATGCTTTTGAGTCCAGCACCTTCGTCTTTGACAAGAAGGGCAACCTGGACAAAAACATGGCCAACTACCGGGCGCGTTTTGTGGTATTGACGGCCTGCGACGAGGAAGGCAACTTGGTATTTTCGCCTAACGATGCGGAGTGGTTGGGCGAAAAGCAAGCAGCCACCGTGAGCAAAATCTACGATGCTGCCCAAAAGCTCAACAGTATTCCTACTGGAGAGACATTGGAAAAAAACTCCGACGTCCCCGCAGACGCTTCCTCTTCAGACTAGCCCTGGCGTTGGGGAGGACGGTTGCTGAATTGGAAGAAACCATAACTGAAGCAGAACTGGCCGAATGGATGGTGTTCTACCATAAAGAACCGTTCCTCCCACAGCGCATAGAGTACAGTGCGGCGGGGATATGCCACTTGTTGGCGATGATCAACAGAGACCCAAAAAAGGGCAAACGGCCGAAATTGACCGATTTTCTGCTTTTTGAAAATGCAGAAGAAAGGCGGCCAGAAAAGGTCACTGATCCGGATGTAATAAAGAATCTATTTTTAGCATTGCCAAATACAAAAGTGAAAGAAAGAAAGCGCGATGGCAATAACAATCGGCGAGCTGGTAGCCAAACTAAGAATTGATTACGAGGATTTTACCAAAGGTCAGCGTAAGCTGGTTCGTGGTGCAGAGGTTGCAACCAAGAACATAGAACAGCATTACGAGGACCTCGGTATTCATTCTTCGCGTCATTTGGATTTGATGCGGGAAAAAGCCAAACGCAACTTTAATGCTATTGCCAATTCCGCAGAAGCCAGTTTCAATGATATCGCTCGTGCTCACCAAGCCATGATGGCGAAGATTGCCGCCGCCAATAAAATGGGGGCTGTACCAGACACCAGAGCCGCAGAACTCCAAAAAGCCTACAAAACCCTTGGTGTTCGCCCTGCCGCAGAAATAGAAGCCCAAAAAAGACAACTACAAAAAGCCTACCAAATGGCGGCAAAGGCCGCGGGGTATGATACTGCGGAAATCCTGCGCATGGAACAAGCCAAAAACGCCAAAATAGCTGCATTGGATAAAGAATTACGGGCACAACAGATTGCTACGCAAAAACAAGTAACTGCCGCTACTCAGGCCGCCACCAAGGAAATGGCAGATGCTTACAAAACATTGGGTTTGCGTAGCAATGCTGAATTTGATGCCATGCGGCAGAAGATCTTAGACGCAAACAAAGCTGTTGTGGCGGATGCAAAAGGGAACCAAGCTGCGATTGTACGGGCCAACGAAGCCACTGCTGCAAAGCTAGCCAAGATTGACGAAATGCAGTTTGGCAAGCAGATTTCTTTACAAGAGCGAATGGCAATGGCAGCGCAAGAAAAAGCAAATGCTGTTGCCAAGGCTTACAAGACGTTAGGAATGCGTTCTGCGGAAGAATTTGATCGTATGCGGAAGAACGTAGTTTCCGCATACGATACCATTGCGCAGCATGCAATGCAACAAGCCCAAACAGGGGCAATATCCGCCAAACAAGCCACACAGACCATTCTTGAAGCAGAAAAACACAAGAACGCACAGCTCGCCCAAATGGACGAAATGCAATATGGTAAGCGGATTTCTGCTTCCGAACGCATGGCGCAACAAGTGGCGGCTAGCTTTCAAACACTTGGTATTCGTTCTTCTGCGGCCATAGAAGAAGAACGGCAACGGATAGAAAAAGCCTACAGTGATATAGTTAATAATGCCAAGAGCACCAAGGATGAAATTCTACGGGCAGAAAAATCTAAAACCGCTGCAATGAAGCGTCTTCATGCTGAGCAGTGGGGTTCGCAAAACGACTTATTCAGTCGAATCAAAACCGGCGCTGCTATGGTGTTGGGGCATGCTGTCACGCAATTCACTTTGGTGGCCATGGCTGCCCATGCTGTCATCAGTCGGATTGTACGTGGCATTACCAATATGTTTAAAA